TATCCGGGTGAGATAGATACTACGTTTGAGAAGTTAATTGATCCGAATGTCGCTGATACGCTTTTGGGTGAGTTAATGGTGATATGTTTCAGGCAGAGTGCGGTAAGGTGGTCGCAGAGCTTGAAGCATCATGAGGAGTTTGAGAACGAGGGTAGGCATAGTCAGGCTCATAATGTTCCGCTGATAGAATGTTTCGATAAGAATACGAAGGCGTTATATGTCCAGACTCCGAGGACGTTTAACTTTTGGGGAACTGCGGAATGGCTAGGAAATTATGATTATGTGTTTCCTGTGATTATTCTGTGGTTAATAAAGAGATACAGGAAGTTTGTTAGCGAACAGAAATATAAAGAGTTACTAGGATATTACTTCTCGTTAATGGGTAGTAGTTTGCATAGGCAATTTAATAAGACGAGTACGGCTAAACCGTTTTCTGAGGGCATACAGGCCTAACAGGAGGTTACTTGCAAGCAATCGTAATATGCACTGTAAACAGTCCGAGTATCCATGTATTAATGGAGTCAATAAATCAGTATGCACCAGATGATATACCGATATACCTTAGCGGTAATAACTTGGAACTCTGGGCAAGAGTCAGAGACAAGGGAAACGTCATCTTCAGACCCAATACTGCTACCAATTTCGGGGATGCATATAACGAGATTATCGATTATGCGTTTACCAGACATGATTCATTGATTGTATGCAACGACGATGTAGTATTTACGCCTACTACGTTAGAACTGTTAAAGAAAGACTATGAGCATTTAACAGTTGATAGGGAATTTAAAGTAGGTTGGCTAGGTGCAAGGTCAGATTATGTATTGCATCACCAGAATATAAGGTTCCCGGTAGAGAATGATGGGATTCAAGGTCTGAAATACTTAAGCGAAGGAAATATTAAAGAGGCTGAAGTAATAGCTCCTATATGTGCTGTGATAAGTAAAGAGGCATGGGGAGTAGCTAAATTTCCTAGTATCAATTGGTTTTCAGATAATATAATCTGTATGGACATGAGTAGGGCGGGGTATAAGCATTTCGTGAGCAGGGCGTATGTTCATCATGCTGGATCACAAACAGTGGGAATGGATTACGAGAAGTGCTTAGAGGAGCCTAAAGCGTGGTTAAAGGCTAACAGGCCAGATATGTACGAGGTTTTCTATGGCTGACGGATTGCTTTCTAGCGCACTTGGCGCAATTGATCGGACTAAACAGGCGTTAGGCGCTAGGTTTGGCTTGCTGGCTAGTAATCCTGAAGAATTTGCTCGGCAATTGGCAGCAGAGGCTCGTCAAAGGGCTGGAGTAGGTTTATTGGGTGAGCCTAAGACTGCTGAGGAAATGGCATCTGGAGCGTGGATTAATACGCCTTACGGTATGCAAGCAATGCAAGCCGGTTCTGGTTTTGCTGGATCAATTGCTCCTAAGACAACAAGAAATTTACATGATTTTGGGTGGTATCACGGTACTACGGGGGATATACGGCAGTTCAGACCAGATTTGTTAGGTGAGGCTACTGGTGCTGCAAGTGCTAAAGAAGGGTTCTTTTTTGCTAGAGATCCAAAAAATCCACCAAAAGAAATGACAATGAAGTCTAGCGATCCTGATGTTATAAATATGCTAAAAAATCTAGGCAAGAGTGATGCTGAGATTGCGGCTATGAACAAAGTATCTATGGAAGGTCATGGAGCGCATACTGCATCTGGATATGCTCAATTAGGTGGCGATAGAGAATATCGAGAAGCAATGCGGTTAGCATCAATTGCTGAACAAAAACGCAATTGGCCTGAATATGAAAAGCAAATGCAAATAGCTGAAAATGTTGCATTAAGTAAAAACAATCAACTTCAGCTTTTAACTGCTAAACATGGTGAAGCAAGAGATACAATGTTGTCTAAGATACAAGATTCTTGGTATAACAAACCAATGTCGCAAAAAGAGGCTGAAGCGTCAGATGCAGAATTTAAGAAATTAATGGGTTATGGTTGGTACAACAATCCTACGCAAGTTGATACTGTTAAAAAAGAATTAATTAATAGATTAGGGAAAGACAAAGCTGCTAGTGCTATTAAGGCAATTGATAATTATAAATCTGTCGTTGCGGAAAGATTGGCGGCAGAATCAAATAGTGGTGCAAATGTAATGCCTGTTGCATTGCGTTATAAAAATCCTATGTATTATGATTTTAAAGGTAGCGCATATAGAGATCAGACATATTCTGATTTAGTTAAAGAAGCAAAAGCGAAAGGTCATGACGCATTGATATTGCAAAACACTTATGATCCCGGAGCAGGAACGGCTAAATTAGTTGACGTTGGAGTGGTTTTTGATCCTTCTCAAATAAGGTCTAAGTTTGCCAAATTTGACCCTAAAGATATAAATTCTCCAGATATATTGGCAGCAGGAGTTCCATTAGGACTGATAGCAGGAACAAACGTAGAGATGCCTAAAAAGAAACAAAATAAGTAAGCATGACATCCAAAGGATAATGCAAAAATGGAAACAAATACTGATAAAAAAACTCCAAAAATCGGCGAAGGACTAGCAGGGCCGGGTAGACCTAAAGGAGTGCCTAATAAGTCCACAGCTATCGTCAGAGAGGCCATAGCTAATCTGCTAGAGCGCAATGCTCCTAACATGGACAAGTGGCTTAATGAGGTAGCGCAGGAAGATCCGTATAAAGCCCTAGACCTGATGAATAAGCTATCTGAGTACCATATACCTAAGCTGGCTAGGACTGAGGTAACAGGTAAGGACGGAGAGCCTCAGCAGCATGTGGTCACATGGCAGAAATGAAGTCTCTAGCTGAAAGATTTGAAGCAAAGGTTGATCGCATTCCTTTTATGGGGTGTTGGGTATGGACTGGCGCAACTCATGAGCGCGGATATGGGATTATTGGGCTAGGAAGCAGAGGGCTTGGTAATGAGAGGGCTCACAGAACTGCATATAGGCTTTACCGTGGCGAAATCCCAGAAGGCAAAGTTATATTGCATAAATGTGGTAACGCTAACTGTGTAAATCCTTATCATCTTGAGGCTGGAACGCAAAAAGAGAATGCCCAAGACACAGTAAGAATGGGCAGACATTATCAGCCAGATAACCGTGGAACTAACGCTACTTGGGCAAAACTTAACCCAGAGAAAGTTAAGGAAATACGAGAGGCAAAAGGCGGGAAGAAAGGTACTGGTACTACTCTTGCGAAAAAGTTTAATGTCAGCAAGTCTGCAATTTACCAAATATGGGAAGGTAAAAATTGGCAGAGATAGTAATTCCATACGCTCCCAGAGAGCTACAGAAGGAAATCCACACTGCTATCGATGCAAGCAGATTTACAGTCGTTGTCGCTCATCGGAGATTTGGCAAAACAGTCTCGGCGATCAATCATCTAATCAAGGCAGCGGTAACAAATACAAACCAAAACCCACGCTATGCCTATATTGCTCCAACGTACGCTCAGGCTAAGAGGGTAGCTTGGGACTATCTCCAAGAGTTCACCAGACCACTAAATGCTATCTACAACATTGCTGAGCTACGCGCTGATTTTTGGGGGCGTAGGATTAGTCTTTACGGCTCTGACAATCCTGATAGCTTGCGTGGTCAGTATTTCGATGGAGTCGTTATTGACGAGGTTGGGGATCAGAACCCTAAGATTTGGAACGAGATCATCCGTCCGGCTTTGGCAGATCGTCTTGGCTGGGCTTTGTTCATTGGTACTCCTAAAGGTCGTAACCATTTCTCTGAGTTAAGAGACAGGGCTGCTAAGGAAGAAGGCTGGAAGCTACTAGAGTTCAGAGCCAGTCAGACAGGAATTATCCCAGAGAAAGAACTGAATGCAGCCCGTAGAGAGATGGGCGAGGACAAGTACGCTCAGGAGTTCGAGTGCTCGTTTAATGCAGCGGTGGAAGGGGCTTACTATGGGTCGCTTATCAATGATCTTGAGGCGAAGAGTCGCATCACCACTATAGGTCTTTTGTCGCTTGGGATTTGGGTATTAGTGATTCGACAAGTCTTTGGGTGGCTCAGTTGGCTGGCAAGGAAGTGCGGCTTATTGACTATCACGAAGCCCACGGAGTCGGTTTGGACTACTATGTACGATGGTTGCGCGAGAACAACTATCAAGGATTCGAGCAGTTCCTCCCGCACGACGTTGAAGTCCGGGAATTAGGCACAGGAAAGAGCCGTAAAGAGGTTTTGCAGGAAGCTGGACTAGATATTAGGGTAGCGCCTAGATTGTCGATTGCAGACGGCATACAGGCGGCTAGAAGGCTGATTCCTCGGTGCTGGTTTGACCATAAGACTAAGGCAGGATTAGATGCCTTGAGAAACTATCGTAGGGAGTTCAATGAGCGCCAGAATGTTTACTACGATAAACCGTTGCATGATTGGACTAGCCATGCGGCTGATGCATTCCGTTATCTGGCGATAACACTTGACGAAGGCGTAGATTCATGGTCAACACCATTGCCAAAAAACGTAAGTTGGGTTGTATAATGAGCAAAATTATCCAAAGGGGCAGTTATGCTCGATTCAGGC